CTATTCAAATGGAAAAGACAAAGAAAAACAAGAATATTAGAAGGCTATTTACAACATTTATAAATCTGTTTTAAAGATACAGACAAATCTATTAGTTATAGTTACTAATGGAACTACATATATTTCGCGTCTGAATAAGCTGATGATTTCCAACTTTCAGGTTCATAAATATAAACATATTTAATATATTCTACAGGAAGTTTTCTAAAATAAATATTTCTACTAAAACACGCCATTTCTAATTTATCTACACAATGTTCATACAAATGGTGATGCAAATATATTTCTCTCTGAAAACAGCTTATTTTATCTTGAAGAACTGTATCTAAATCTTTAGTACTATCATACCAACTAATTGAAGAAAAAAGAGTTTCTAAAGCTAAAGGACAGACGATTTTACCTAAACCAGGATGATACCTAAAAGTTCGTTTCAAAAAAGATATATCATTAATGTCATCATAAGGTTTTGTTATTGATTTTTTATCTGAAGTAGTGCAATCTAACCCTATACTAATAAAAAAATCACGCATAGTTACCGCATTGAGATTTTCTTCAGACTTATTTGTTCCATTAACAGTATCATCACCATAAACATAATCTACTAAAATTGTAAAAAATTGAACTATTGTTTTAATTTCACTATATCTAAAAAACCACATTGCTTTATAAGACTTATTTACAAAACTATTAAAAAGTGCAGTAAGAAAACTACCAGAAGGAAGAGAATGATTAGTTAAAAAAAGATCATCATTTAACGCTACTAAACAATACACTAACATGGATAAAATAAATTTAGCTACTTTGGGATATTTACCTTTATATTTACGTAAAATAACTTCGTTAACCATAGTTTGTACCTGCGGTAACATATTGCCATCGAACTTTGAAATATCACTAGCCCATATCCTACCATCACATTTAACTAGATTATCATATAATGCTCCCCATTCCGAAAAAGGGTTAATACCAATTGAAATCCCATGAAAATGTCTAGTTTTCATAATATTACTAACCATACCTCCAAACAACATTTTAGTTATCACTTGGACATGTATCGTAGAAACTCTAAAACTCCTGGGAACTCCGTCTTTTGTTACTGATCTTAATTCATCTTTAAGAGTTTCACACCATATAAAGTTATCAATACTAATTTTACCATTGGAAATTTCTTCAAGAAGAACATTTATCTCCTCTCTAAACATAGGAGTAAAAGATCCTTCTTCGAAATTTATATATTTATCCTTATCCTTCATACAATGATAACCATTACTAGAATCTTTATTCAAACTAGCCAACCATTCATTACCCTTAACTACTTCTTGCTCAGATATATCAGTGAAATCGTCTATGATAACATTAAGCACCTCACTAGCGAATTTTAATTCTTCAGTATTAACATCTTTAACAGAAACAAATGACTTTTTAGCGACATCTTTAACCGTATGTTTTCCAAACTTTGATAACTCAGCAGGAAATCTACTAACAGGAAAAATTCCGTAAAGTGGGGTCTCGATTATATTAGTGTTCTTAGGTGTTGAAACATACATTTTACTATCCAATTTTATACCACTAAAATCCTTTGTTTCTTTGTCAGAAATTTCTAGATCTAGTATGAATTCATCATCGGATAACAAACTATGTAATATTCTACGCACTTCATCACTCCAAGCAATTGCAACCCCGATACCCGTAGCTTCATTACCAGCAACATGCATTCCCAAAACACCATTATTTACATCAAAAACTACATTACCACATAACCCTGGACCTTGGATTTTATACTTAAAATCAGTAGCTGCAAAAGTATTATTAAAATCTTCATAACCTTTAATTCTAAATTTATAAGCAGCCGATATTGCACTATTAATTGCGATAGAATGCATAGGTATAACTTGTGCACCTATAAAATAACACTGATTGTTTGGTCCAATCACTTTATCTTTAAAATGTTTACTTAAATTCTTAAAAGGTGTGGCCATATTCAAAACACTTTTATAAACAATTACGTCTGAGGCTGAATCTTTATACACTACTTCATATTTACAATGATCCAATAAAATTGAATTATTAAGTCTATTCTTATAAACTGTTATATAAACATCTTTTTCAGGACAAGTATGGGCTACTCCTACCAAATAATGACCACTAGCTAACACATATGTTTTAACACAACAATCACTAAAATGTACATCAGCTTCAAACATTTGTTTAGATATAAAACCAACAGAAGGATGATTAGAACCTTGACCAGTATACACAAATTTACTAACTTCTTTTGGTTTTTTCTTAAATAATAAAGGTATAATTATAACAATTAAACATAATACACATCCTATAGCTAAAAATATCAATTTATTCTGAAAAGTTGTTGACTGAATCAATTCAAAGCATGATCCTAATGAAGTTTGGAAATATTCGAGCATTATTCGTAAATAGGAAGCTTTATGTTGTTCTTGAACAGGATCATCTTGAAAATATGGAGTTATATGTGGTCTTTCTTCTTCTAGGATTGGAATATCGTCTTCAAATTCTTCATCACTACTATCACAACTAAAACTTCTTATACAATTCATAAACAAGAAGTCTTCCTGATTTACATCACCCTGAGCTTTAAATACTCTATACATTTGAACGATGTGATCACTCTTCGAATAGTCATTATCTATTTGTTGTTGTTTCTTAACATCACTAAAAATTGAAACAATATCAGTCAACCAAGCTATTATCCTAGGCTTCACATGTGGTTCATGGTGTTTAAAACGCATCGACGTAGGTATATCAATTTTGAGTTCTTCCATATAATTAAGAACATCTTTAGGAAAGCCTTCTATAAAATCACTACCATCACTCTTATGGTTGACAACCAATGGATTCAAATATTTAATAACAATTTTACCTTCTGGAACGCCTCTAATATTCTTCACTTCACCGAAATCGATCACTACTGCTCTACGCCACAAAGCACCTATTTCACTAATACAATCACTCTTGGATAATCCTCCTAGCGTCATAAATTTGTTAGTAGTCATCAACATCTTCTCACTTGAAAAGAATTTAGTATGTTTTAAAGAAGCTTCAGCACAATCTAAAGGTAACTTCACAGGTGATACCATATTAATTACAGTTCTCCATTGACTAATTCCTTGCTGCCCTACATCATCCATAGCAAATATAGGTTCATTATTATATGTATCATACCAATCTTTTCCATCAGTAACAGCTTTTATCGCATGCATGTAGCAGGGTTCTTTTAAAGCTTCAATAACACCATTCATCAACACGGACTTCAAAGTTCCGGGAGGACCTTCAAAAACAAAACAACTCGGTTCAACTCTAATTGCACAGTCATAAGATTGTAAAATCTTAACAGCTCTATTTATTACATGCCTAGATTCAGCTAAAGTATTGGATCTTTTAACCCATTCTAGATATTGCGTATTAGCTTCTAATTCATCTCTTAACAAATAAAAAGCATTTCTAAAACTAAGATCTATTGCTAACTTTGGTTTCTTAAGCAAATCATCAGCCATTTTAAGTAATTTTCTAAATTTACAATAAATTACTTTATCTAAAATAACATCTAAAAAATCTAATATTGGTTTCGAAATAGCATTATCTCCTAATACTACAGTTATAGAGCATCTAATATACCCTAAAATTGAATCTAAAAAATCATAAAACATGCTTGGATCATCTAAAAACTTTACGTTAGAAAATACAGTGATCCTCTTAAAAAATTCAAAAACTTTTTGAGGTAAAAATAATGTTGCTACACTACATATCATAGCATCTAAACTTTGCGCTTTAAAACTATCATCCGCACTAAATAACTTATAAAAATTTAACAAAAGGGAAAGTAAATTTGTGAATCTAAAATCACTAGTTGATATTAATTTCACAATATCTAATATTACAGTAAGCAAATCTAATAAAAATCTTTTTGAAAAACCAGAACACACTTTTGAAACTTCACCAATAACTGATAAACCAGCAATTACGTTCTTAAGCCCATTAACTACAGCAGAAAAAGAAAAACCTTGACCCATAAACTTAGAAACTACATTTTTATAAGTTTTAAAATTTCTATTATTATCTAATCCAACTAATTTAATCTTATTATTATCTTTAATAAAAATTTTACCTATAACTTTGGCAAAAGTTTTCTTACTAACTTCTCTAATAGAATAATTAGTAACATAAAATAAATAATATTTAGAACCATATTTAATTTCTAAATTTCTCTTATTATTTCTATCATCTTTGACTTCAGTATCACTTTGTCCTACAAAACCTTCACCAAATCTACTATAATAAACTATAAAAACAATTAACAGGATTTTTATCTAAACAAAAAATATAAGAATTAAAAATAACATAATAAAAATAATTAGACAAAACAGGACATTGTCTTCTAATACTAGATATATCT